AGGATCTGATGCTGTGGTTAAAGGCAGGGATGCCAAAACGCACGGGCACAGGGCCTCTTGATTCCATGGAGCTTAAGAAACTCGGTAACATGGGTGGTGGTGGTGCACCTAAACAAGAAGACAATGAGGATATGAGCATGAACGACAGGCATAATAAGCATGTAGGACGTAAGAGACATGACTCAGTAGAGGGTGCTGCTATGATGCTAAAAGGCATTAGTAAGAAATGATCCGGTTTGACACAGTTTACAATATACTAGAAGGTAAGGAGCAATTGGCACTTGATATAGTGCTAGAGGGTAAAGAGGATTATAAGCCTATAAAGCTACCTTATGAATTAGATGCTTTAGAGCCTCATATTGATGCAGACACCATGAACAAGCACTATAATAAGCATTACAAAGGTTATATTAATAAGTTAAATGAATTAACTAAGAGTAGAGTACCGTTAGTAGAGTTAATAAAGAATGTGAAAGATAAGAACGACAAGGTGAGGTTCAATGCTGGTGGAGCTTACAATCATCAGTTATTTTGGCAGATGATGACGCCTGAACGCACTGCACCTAAAGGCACGTTTGAAGGGATGTTAACTAGAAAGTATAAATCAGTGGATAACTTTAAAGAAGTGTTTAAAGAAAAGGCTCTCACTATAATGGGCTCTGGTTGGTGCTGGCTAGTGTTAAAGGACGGTAAGCTAGACATTGTGACCACTGCTAACCAGGATAACCCTTTAATGGACAATTTAGGTACGCCTATTTTAGGCCTTGATATGTGGGAGCACGCGTTTTACTTAAAGAACGGGCCCGATAAGGACAAGTATATTAATAGCTTTTTTAAAGTGGTGAACTGGGACTATTGTAACGCTGTAGTAGTGGTTTAAGATTGGGAGCTTTGAAGCGCGCTGCGCTACCAACGGGGTGGGGTTTGCAGAGTGGGTAAATAAGTAATTCTTGTGACACCGCACGCCTGTAAACTTCTTTTTATTTTAAAACGTAGGGAGGATTATAACTCTGTAATCCATAACCCTATTGGCCTTTCTACCGGGCTCTACAACTCTGCCAGTTACATCGTTGACATGCTTAAGTTTAACGGCGTGGAGGCAAACCTGGAAGTGGCCATTGATGGTAATTGCATTGATAGGTTAGTCACTAAGCATAGACCAACGCACGTAGTTGTTGAGGCAATGTGGGTGACGCCAGCTAAGTTTGCAGAACTTGTACCGCTGCACCCAACTGTGAAGTGGATTGTGCGTTTGCATTCCGAGACTCCTTTCATTGCGGGAGAGGGCATGGCCATGAACTGGCTCGGTGATTACATGACTAATAAAAATATATTAATTGCGTGCAATGCACCTAGGATGCTTGAAGAGGTGAAACTGTTTTTAAAGCTAAAAGGTAAGAGTGAGGACAAGGCAATTTACTTACCCAATTACTATCCTCAATGGTACAGGAATAGAGCCATGATTGATAGGAAGAGTGAGTACGTGAATGTGGCGTGCTTTGGAGCCGTAAGACCGTTAAAGAACCATTTACTACAGGCGTTAGCTGCATTAAAGTTTGCAGGAAAAATTAAAAGGAAATTAAAGTTCCATGTTAACGGAGGTAGACAGGAAATGAAAGGGGAACCCATTATGCAGAACCTTAAGAACTTGTTCCTTCAGATTCATAGTTCCGGACATGAACTGGTGATACATGAGTGGGAACAAAGAGATAAGTTCCTTAATCTGTGTTCCAGTATGGATATAGGCATGCAGTGCAGTTATAGTGAGACGTTTAATATTGTGGCAGCTGACTTAGTGAGCCAGGGAGTTCCTATTGTATGTTCAGAGGAAGTTCCTTGGATTAGTTCCTTGTTCAGTGCAAAGCCTTCTAGCTGTGATGATATGGCGAATTCGTTATTGTTTGCATATAAATTTCCTAAACTTAACCTGTGGTACAATAGAGGTAATTTGAAGAGCTACACTAATAAGTCAGAAAAGATATGGCTAGAGTACTTTAAATAATATATATGTCACACAAACTTAGAGTATTTAAATGGGTAGACGGTATTCTTAAACACAGGGAATATGCATTTGCCACGAAACACGAAGCTATTAACCACTTTAAAAACAATCCTGACTTGAATGCCGATATGGCAAAGATAGTAGATCAGGATGAAACCGTGGTTCATGAAATTGTTCCAAGTGCCGTTCCCGCAGAAACCTATGCATAGTTGAATTATTGGGAAAATAAATATAATTACAGTATGAAAAATAAATTATTATTATCATTAATTGCATTAGCTTTAACCGTACAGGTTAAAGCTCAAGAACACACAGCAGAAGGCGTTGCAGCCGGAGCTGTAGTTGGTGGTGTTATTGGTAATCAATATCATCACAACGTAGTAGGTGGCGCCGTTGCCGGTGCTTTAATTGGTGGAATGATTGGTAATGCAGCGGATCACGCTAATGACCAACCAAAAGTAGTGGTGGTACAAGCTGCTCCCCCACCTCCTGCACCTGCTCCAATAGTTACAATTCAGGCTCCCCCACCACCCCCAGCACCTGTCACCGTGCAGTACGTCTGGGGACCATTAGATCGTTGGGGTCATCCACAGTATGTATTTGTGCAAGAATGGAATGGCGTGCAATGGGTTACCACTTATTATGAGTATAGAGTGTTTTTAGGTTGGTATTATCATCATTACGGTTATGCATTCCGTGAAGATATGTACCGCCATCACTGGCACCGTTAAAATTTAGTTGTATTATTTGTTTGACCCTGCCTTCAAGGTGGGGTTTTTTATTGTTTAAACTATATAATAATATGAGCGCTAATAAAGAACTACCCTCTATACCGCAAATGGCTGCTAATTTAGTTCAAACCGCTGGTGCAGTGGCGTCTAATGTAGTGCATGGTCATGCGCCTATGGTACCAGATGAAGAGAGTGCAAGAAGGTTTACTATATGCGAGGCTTGCACTTCGTTTATAAAGGAGAGTGCTAGATGTACGCAATGCGGTTGTGCAATGCAATTTAAAGTAAGGTTAAACGGAGCACGTTGTCCCATAAATAAGTGGTAAAAAATAAAGCTCAAGTTTATAAATATATTATATGGCTTTTTCAACATACATCAATTTAATAGTAGGTGGCGATCAGCTATCTGCGTATAGTACTTCATTACCAGCAGGTTCGTCAATTAATGCAGGTTCACCTGTAATGACTATGTCTGGTACAGCTACCCCTACAAGCTGTATTGAAGCTTTAACATGTTTTGTAACGGGTGTAACATTCCAACAAACAACTTTTAACGGCGGTGTAATCTATTCATCAGGCAATGGTTACGGTGGTGGTGTATTCCACTATAGTGACACTAACTCATATCCATTTAAGTTATCAACATTACCAGGCTCTACTACACCAAACACAATGCCATATGCTGTTACAGCCACTGGTTTAGCTTGCGCTTCTGGTATTCAAGTTGCTTCATTAATTGTAAGTCTGAGCTCTACAGCTCTTTCAGGCACATCTGCAGCCACCGTAATACCTGTAACAGTTCTAAATCCAAATGGTAACATTGCTGATAACATTCCATTAACTCAATTGAACGGTACATCATTTGTTTATTGCCAAAACACAGTATCAAGCAATGGTAACTTTGTTTGCCAAGATGATCAAGGCAGAATGATTCAACAAATTCTTGGATAATATTAACTTATCGTAATGCAAAAAGCCGGATTTAACATCCGGCTTTTTTTATAAATAGATATATGAACGGCGAGTATAACCAAATCTACGAATCTTATAGACGTAGAGTCATTAAAGAAATGAACTCTGGTAGAGATGCAATGGCGTATGATCAGCAAGACGCTGGTGCAAGACAATTGCAGAAGGGATTAAGTCCCAAATCACCTGGTAAAGATAGCTTCGGTGGTGTGCAAAAAACAGCTCAATTACCTGCTGGTTCTGAAACTAAAGTGCCTGCTACCATAAACAGCCCTGGTACCGGTGCAGCAGTTGAAATGAATGAAGAAGAGAGGTATGTTGAAGGATTTGGTAAAATGTCTAGAGCAGACTTACACATGATGTATGATAAAGTTTTTAATCAAATAAGACAACTTAAAGCCAGTGGTAAGTTTAACCAAATTAAGAGTAAGGTAGAGTTGTTAAACCTATTAACCAAGTATTTGTAACGCGTGAAACAACAACCATTTTATTTTGAAATAAAGGATATGCTTGCGCAGTTTGTTACTGCGTTTGATGATATCGTTATTAAAAGATATAATGCACAAAGACAAGCTCAGGATAAGATAGCAGTAAGATATGTTTACTCACCTAAACAGGCGGTATTGTATGACATTATTAACCCTGAAAAGAATTTAACATTACCAGCAGTTGCTGTTACAATAGGCGGTATAGCTAGAGACAATAACAGAGTATTTAACAAGATAGATGGGTTTTATTACAACAGTGGTTCAAGTACTGCGTTTGTAAAACCTCCAGTACCTATCAACATCACCATTAACATGTCAATTATTGCAAGGTATCAAAATGACATGGATCAGATTTTAAGTAATTTTATTCCATATAGCAACCCTTATGTTATAATAAGCTGGCCAGTGCCTAAGGAGTTTCAATTACCAAATTTACAAGAGATAAGAAGTGAAGTATTGTGGGATGGAAGTGTTAGTATGGAATACCCAACTGACCTCAATGGTAGTACTAAAGCAAGAATCACTGCTGACACCACATTCACAATTAAGGGTTGGTTGTTTAAAGATAATTCAGATCAAGGCCCTATATCAAACATTTATTATATTGATACAAACTTCTACGCTGAAAACATAATATCTAACTATTATGAGTTGTCAGGCAACACATATACATACCCGCCATCAACTGGATTGTATAGTGATAAAGACTCATTTGAGTTATCTGCTTCACCTAATGTAACGAATGTATTCTTTAACGGTTTATTATTAGATAAAGACTATTCATTAACGCCAGGTGTAACCGGTAATGTAACTATACTAGGTACTGGGTTCTCTTATGTAGACGGTTTGTTATTATCAACAAACAATTCATTTAGTTATACATACAACTCCACTGTAACAACAATAGGCGGGTTTAATAGACAGCCAGAATCTATAGTTGGGCAACCAATATACAACTATAAGGTAGTAAATGATAGTATTATAACTTTTGACTTCCCTCACGTTCAATACAATTATAGATACCCGAATAGTAAATTTACTTTTGTACCTTATAACTTTGTTGGCTACGACACTACAGCTCAGACATATACGTTATATAGCTCTGCAACACCAACCGATACACTTTTCTATTTTGGAACATTATGATAATTTCTGGAGGCGCAATTATATCAGGCGGTGTTATCTTACAAAGTATTAAATATGGGGTATCTGATGCAATATTAGCAGCTTTAGTTGATAGCCGTAATATATCAAGTAATGGGCACAACTACCAGATCATGGTAATTAAACGTGGTATTGTTTGAATATTTTATTAAATAATTGAAATGGCTCAGGATAATAAAAGCTTCAATCAAAGCGGTTTCTTTAAGAATCTAGCTAACAAACTACCATATCAAGCACTAGATCTTAATTCCGTATTATCTCAGTTAAACCCTAAGTATGAAACATTTAGAGATACTGGATCAAGAAGAGCTGAAGCTTTAGCTAGACAATCCATATTCTATGATAATGAATATAACAATACGCCTTCTGGGTCTATTGCAAAGGGTGGTGTATATAGTGATTTAGTTTACGCTAATATTCAAGCTGATAAAGGCCCTAGAATAATGGACTATAGAGTAATGGCTGCCTTTTCTGAGGTAGCAGATTGCTTAGATGAAATTTGTGATGAATGTATTAACAAAAATGATAGTGGTGAAATAGTAAAACTTATTTTTAAGAATATAGAGTTAAAAGATATTGATAAGAATAAAATTATAGAAGAGTTTCACAAGTATGTAAACAATTTTGAATTGGAAAGAAAAGGTTGGGAGTACTTTAGACAGCTTTTAATTGAAGGTGAAGTATACTTTGAACATGTGGTACATAAATCTTATCCAGAAGAAGGCATTTTAGGGGTAGTACAATTACCAACAGAGTTAATTGACCCAATTTTTGATAACATTCAAAATATGATTATTAAGGGTTACATTTTACGTAAACCTATTTTTGATCCAAACAAACCAAATAAGATTGAAAAGTATGAATTTATCCCGATGGATAAAAACCAGATCACTTATATCAATTCTAATATTTGGAACCAAGACAAGACTTTCAGATTACCATTCATTGAAAACGCTAGAAGAGCTTACAGACAATTATCTCTTATTGAAGATAGTATTGTAATTTATCGTTTAGTAAGAGCTCCAGAACGTTTAGTGTTTAATGTTGATGTCGGTAATATGGCACCGCCAAAAGCTGAACAATACTTACGCAAACTTATACAAGAGTACTGGAGTAAGAAGACATACGATGCGCAGCAACAAGGTCCAGTTCAAAAGTTTAACCCGCAGTCAATGTTAGATAGTTTCTGGTTTGCTAAGAGAGCTGGTAGTGAAGGTACATCAGTTACTCAGTTAGCAGGGGGACAAAATTTAGGTGAATTAACTGACTTAATGTACTTTGTTAATAAACTTTACAAAGCATTGAAGGTACCAACTAATAGATTAAACACTGAAAGCACCTTTAAAGACGGTAATGAAATATTAAGAGAAGAATTAAAGTTTGCTCGTTTCATTATTAGATTGCAACAAAATTTTGCTACTGGTTTGAAGAACGGTTTCTTAACGCATTTGAAGTTAAAAGGATTAGCTGAAAAATATAATATTAAAGAAACAAATATTAATCTTGAATTTAATGTACCAACTAACTTCTACGAATTAAGAGAAAATCAAAAGTTAGAACTAAAGGTAACAAACTTTAACAACTTGGCTTCAAATCAAACAGTATCATCAACATTTGCTCAAAAGAAGTACTTAGGTTGGAGTGATATTGATATTAAAGCTAACAGAGAGTTCTTACGTAAAGATAAAGAACTTGAATGGGAGTTGAATCAAATTCTTAATGGTGGCCCTTCTTGGAGAGAGAGTTTAGTACCAGGCGCAGCACCAGCAGGTGGCGAGGCTCCAGCAGCACCAGGCGGCGGTGCTACACCAGCAACTCCTCCATCATTTGGCGGGGCAGCAGCTACCGCTACACCGGCTCCAGGAGGAGCAGAAACACCACCAGCAGCTGGAGGCGGTGAAGCAGCTGCAGCACCTACAGCTTAATAAATATATAAATGCTACGTTGTGACATAACACCTATATCAGCTTTTCAAAGCACTAACCTTTCTTCAAAGATTACATCGTTCCAAAGGTTATCTGATAGAATATTAAGATCACTTGGTTACCCTTATATAAACGTAGAATTACATAGCGATCAATTGAATGAAAACATTAGTATAGCTTGTGAAATGTTTGCAAAGTTTGCTGGTTATACAAGAGAGTTTCTTATATTTGATAGCAATTTATATACCACAAATTATGGTATTAGATTAGATTCTTTATTTACCGCTAAGTCTACAGACTCTTTTGCTGATCAGATTAATAATAAAAACATTAACCCACAGTATTCTAGATACGATACATCACCTACCCCAGTTTACATCTGCAACACTCCTATACCCGGTTCAGCATTTACATCCCTTTCTTCAGTTTCAGCATCATTTATTAATGGTGCATCAGCTAATGAAGTATTAACGCAAAGTGTATACAACTATATTACTCAGTATATACCTTCTCTTGCTTCTAACTTTACACAAAGTTATCAAAAACCAAGCACACAATTAGGCTCTATTACTCAGAATTTAAACGCTACAACGCTTAATAGCTTTGATTATGATATAATGGACTATAGAAAAGTAATAGCTGTAGTAGACTTTGAGGAAGGTACAACAACAGGTATCAATACATTGTTTACTATTGAACAAACTTTAGCACAGCAAACATATTTCAGTTATGCGATGGGTAATTACGGCTTTGACTTAATAAGCTGGTATGTGTTAAAGGATTGGTTAAAGAACCGTGAAAAGTTATTAGCTACACAG